TGGTCGTCGGCCACACCGGTCGCCCTTTGTTGCGCGTCGATCATGCCCTCAACCCCGGCGGTGGCGTCAGCAAATCCAAGGTTCCCGAGGGTTGTGGCAAGTTTCGCGGCAGCCGCCTCATCCTCCACAAACGCTTTAACCCCGTCAACGGCGAATTTGGCGGCCATCGCTGCGGCCGCGACACCTGCCGCGAGTAACGCGGGCCCCAATACGTTAGCCAAACCTGACCCGACACGGTCCGCTGATGACCCGAAATCCTTGGCGGACCTTTCTGCGGAATCCATGTTGCGCTTAAAATTTGCCGTGTCTGCCGCCAAATACACCATTAGGGTACGGCCACCGCCGATAGCCATTAGTAAACCTCCCGCCGGGTTTGCCAATTTGCGACAACTTTGTCGACCGCTTGACCCCACTCACGCATGGCGGGCTCTTTGTAGGACGCGCCTACGCCTTTCATCCACCCGGTCCCGTCACCAAACGCAACAATGGCCGCGTTTACGCGGGCGTTTTGACTGCGCCGTGTTTTCGCTTTCACACCGAACGCGGACGGGGTTTTGATCATGTTGACGGACGCCCCCCGCGAGTACGCGCCCAAACGGTTCGCCCCAATAGTGACGACCGGGATGCGGTCGGATTTCGCTTTGACGGATCTCATAATTTTGTCGCCCCAATTGCCCTTAGCTTCGAGGGCGGCCATACTCCAGGCGGGGACCATGTACCGGCGGGCGATATCTACGGACGCTTTTCGTAGTTCGCTTTTTGCCTCTTTGTCTAGTTTGTTGAGGTCCCTGAGGAATGAACGCAAACCCGGAACTTGCACGTCAACTATTCCGCGGGCTTTCGTTGTCGCCATTTGTTAGCACCTCCTCGACTAGTGTTGTGAACAATTGCGGGTCATAATTTTTGACTTCCTCGACTGGTCGCCCGAGAGCGACCGCGAGCCGGACCACTAGTCGCCGGAAGGATCCGGCCCGGTAGGGTCCACGCTTTTACCTACGTCTACCTGCACTTTGTTTTCCCTAGCCCACGTCCGGATTTCGGCAAGGTTCTTAGGTTCCTTACCGGTGACCCCAATGTAGGCAAGGGTCAATCTTAGCCCGTATTCGGCGCCGGTCCCGATTGACTTTTGAGAAAGGTCCTCCCATAGCCACATATCAGCAGCGGTCGCCTGGTATTCGACGGGCGGCGCCCCGTCGACGACCACGACCATTACGGGAAGCATTACGAAAGCACCAAGGTGCCGACCATCGAGGTCTTACACATAGCGACCCCTGCGGAGTCGTAGGTGATGTCGACGGACTCCGGGAACATGTATCCGGTGAACGTGCCCGTTGAGCCGGTGATGATTACGGCGATGTAGGTTAGGCCGGTGACGGCGTCCGAGATCGTGTTGTAAACACCGGCGTCCCCGTCGTAGAGGAATGTCAATGCGCACGCGGACGTGAAATCGGTTTGTGTGAAGTTGACACCGCCCAACGTTTTAGTGCGGACAACTGTCCCGGTTTGGGTTATGGTGCCGTCTTGGATTTGGTCCGAAACGTTACCCGCTGCGAGTGACACCGTGAAGGTGTACCCGGCGACTGCGACTACTGCCATGATTTTCTCCTTAAATAGTTATGCGTCGATTATGTGAGAGGTCGTCGAGACTTCCGAAACTAGGACCGCCGACGACCCGGTGTCGGTGATTTGCGGGGGTGAAATTTGGTCAATAATGAACGTGTCACCGATTGCGACGGCGACCGCCTCGACCGCGTTCTCCATTTTGACCAGTGCGGCCGCGTTATTCCGGGAGTCCACGACCACCAAAACTTTAAGCCTCAACCGGTAATTGAGCACTGTCCCGATTCGTTCCGGAACAATCCACGGCGTGTCCGGCACGATCACAAGACACGGTGGGATAGGTGCGTTCGGTGCCACCTTGTGAACTTTGTACCCGGTGACCGTGGCAAGCAGGGTCGCTAGTTCGTCTCTCGCGTCCGTCGCGAGGGCCGTCGGCATTATCCGACCATCCCGCCGGGTGCCATGTACGGCATTATCAAGGCGTAGACGCGCCTAACTAGCCACACACTTAACCGGTAGGGGCCGGGCGTAAAATCGACCGAAACGGCGCCGCCACCTACCGACGTACGCGCCTGGTAAATCTCTATCCCGACCTGCAAAGCCGCTTCTTTACACGCCGCGTTTTCGGCCGCTAGCGCGGCCGCGGTTAGGAGATTCCCGACGGTTAGTTGCGCAGCTGCCGCGGCTTGGGTAAACCCTGCCGTGTCATCCGCGTAGGTCAATTGCAGCGCGTTAGCCACATTTTGACCTGTCACTAGTGCCATCAGAAATCCCCTAACCTAACCGGATTAAATCCGAACGATTCCGCATGGGTTGTAGATCGCGGTGACGCCGTAGCCGTAAATAGCGACATCGCGGCCCAATTGGGAGACGTTGTCGGCAGTTGCCAGTCTTGGGCCGTCCTCGATCCATGACGCGGTCGTCGTGTTCGTCACAATTGCCCGAGTAGCCGGGAGAGTGCGAACGTGGACAACCGGCAAGCCGGACACGTTCACGGCGAGGCTACTGGCGGTAGCGATACCCGAAACGTTTTGTACGGAATAGGTGGCCGGGTTAAATGACGACCAGCCGCCGAACTTGATAAACACGTCCGAGCCGACTAGCACGACGCTAGCGGGTAGACCGGTTTCGGTTTCGCAAACGACGGACGCCTCGAATACGACTTCGCGGAAGGCGAGACCGTCGGTGTCGGCCGCAAAGTTGTAAGTTAGATCCGACCCGGCGCATACGCGGGCATCAAGATCATCCGCAAACTTCTTGTTTGTAATAAAAGAGTACGAGTTCGCCATGATGCGGTTGTGTGCGTCAAGGTATGACGGGTTAGACCTTTGCAGTAACTGGAATGAAATGTCCGACCCTGCCGCGTAGGTGTCGAGCGTCGCGGTGCCTTTAAGGATGTCAATTTGGACACTGTTGACTTCCGTTTTTTCGGTGGCTTGCGCCTCAACAATTGCCGCCAAATCCCCATCAAAGTAAGGCCATGAAAATTCCATTCCGCTAGTCCCAGCGGATTCGGTACCAATTGCGGTGATCGCTGGGCGCCCAAGGTCGACAATGTTTTTTACCTGGAGAACCCAATTCGGGGGCAATACTCCCGGGTTGTTGGTTGTGATCTGATCTACGAGGGCCCGCGACTCAACTTCGCCGGCTAAGACCGCTTTCGAGTATTCCCCAAAACTGCGGTACTGCGCCAGCGGGTGAACCGGCTCGGATGTGAACGCCCGGGCCTCAATTTTGGCGACACTTTCGCGAACCTGCGCGATAGCCTCGCGTGCTTCCTTATCCTCCGAGACCACGGTGGTCTCTTCGGTGGTCTCTTCTGGATCCATTTTCGTCTCTTCTCTTATTGTTGTGATACCCGCACCAGAATAGGCGGGCATATGGGTTAGTGATGTTTCCATTAGTTGAGCCGTGATGTGCCGGATAGCGTTCCCGGTTTTGGAGCGCAAACTTTTAATAGATGTGAACCCGACGGATAAACCTTTGACGGCGCCCGCTTTTGCAAGTGTCGCAGCGTCGCGACCTTGGACGGTGTCAAGAATGTTCGCGGTGATGTAAAGCCCGTCCGGTTCGTTAGCCGCTTCGGTGATCACCCCGACGGGTGCGTCGTGCCGCCACGCTAACGGTTTCCCGATCACACCGGTCGGGTCGAATGATGCGGGGGCGAATGTTTCCTCGACCCCGCCAATCATTGTGGGGGTGTTGTATGGGACGGCCCGACCATACAGGGTGGCTATGACCCCGTCGTCCGTGTTTTCCCGGTAGTCGACGATCAGGTCGAAAGCGCTTTCGGTGGTTTTCATAGGGTCACATCCATATCGGGTAGGTCGATTAGGCCGCGGATTTCGTTCACGCTCAACACACCCAACGGCAGGAGCTGGGTTGCGAGGGCCGCGACCTGCTCCGGGTTTGCCCGCAAGAATGTCGTCGTATCGAATTTAACAACGTGACCGCGGGGGGTTATGTCATTCATGCTCAACCGTTGGGCGATTGCGGTCATTATTGGGGTTAGGGACAGGTCGAGGAGTTGCCGGTAAAGGTCGGTGCGGTTCGTGTAGGTCAGTGACCCGCCGGACGTGTTCGCCCCCACCCAAACCGGGTCCAGGTTCGCTAGGCGTGCCATCATGAGGGCGGATTCCTCACGGGCCGCGACCAATTGCAAGTCGGCTGCGTTCCATCCCATAGCGTCGGTCGTGATTGTCGAGTTTACG